ATGGGGTACTCTCCCAAATAGGTCGCAGACGAGTCTGTTGCCAATCTTGCGCGTTCGGGTCATTATCTCGCAGAAGTAATGTCGGTCCTGGGGCGCGGGCTGGAATGAAAGTAGACCATAATTCAAGCAATGATGTTTTCCCACTTTGAACATTTGCGGGGACAACAATTGTTTCGGTTTCTGGATTTTGAAGCTCCCTAAGAATTGGCGCGAGGTAAGGCGTTGACTCAATTCTGAAGGGTCCAGGGTTGGGAGAGTACGGTATATTTTTAACATTGCGTTCAAGCCAAGTAACCATGTCCCCGTCTGGGTCTGGTGCAAGCACAGACCTTAGGACATCTTCAAAATCTTTCTCAACGCTCATCAGTGTTGGTTAAGCCGTCCTTGGCATCTTCTGTCATGGATGACAGTCGGCCTAATAGGGAATTCACTTCGTCCTCGATGGCTTTCATTGCTGTACCAGGATGGTCTGGATTAGCTTTGGTAGCCATACGCTGACCCATTTGAGTTAGTTCGTTTCTTACGGTTACTAAAATCTTACTAAAAATAGAAATAGCTGTTTGTGTCTCAATGTACTTCTTTGCGGCAATATCACGTGATTGCTTTTCGCGTTCAAGGGCAACCAATGTTTTAACAAGCTTGTCGTACGTAGCGTATGACTTGGCCTGTTGGTTTGAGCGCTCTGCCAAGTCGTCTTCGTACTGCCTGTAAGCTAGTGCTTTTAACTGCCTGTGTTTATTTACAATTTCCGCAAAGGTAGAGTCATCGACTGTTTCGGTTTCCACGACTGAGCTTTCAAAGGCATCCGCGCCTCTTGCAGCCCGCCTTGAATTGTACCATGCCTCTGCTGACTCAATTGAATCTAGGGGCATACCTTGGTTTACAAACTTGTTAATAGCCTGTCGAGACAGTCCAAGGTGTTCCGCAATCTCAATAGGTCTAATGCTCATTTTTCAAATCTGTTACCGTTAAAACAATTACGCGGTAGGTTAAGGCGTTTCTGAATGCTACGTACTCGCCATGATACGTTAGCCTTGGGCAGATTGTATTTCTTGCAGATATCCTTTTGCGATTTGCACGATGGCATTCCAATGGCCAGCTTCATGCAGTCTACATGGATCTTAACCTGCTTATCCCTGGAGCAGTCAAATGCGCTAATGACCTGTGCTGCGATGTAAACGGCAAACCCCATCTCTGGTTCGCTTTCAACTTCTATCTGACTCTCTATGTGTTTACGAATTAAATCCTTTTTAGTAATGCGCTGAAAGTACGACTCGTTCCATTTTGAATATTCTGAATCTTTTCCACCGCGGGTATCAATGCCACGATGTACCATTGGTAAGTTATTTGGAAACGGACTGTATTCACCAATGTCAAAGCCAGCGTCGATGAGCTTTTGGATGTCATCCTTTTTCATGGACACGATCCACTTGTCCCATTCCTGTTTTAATCTGGTCTGTTTATTAGTTGCCACTGGTATTAGGTATTAGCCGTATTATACCATAGTCAAGCTAAAAACTCATACATACCGTTAATATGCTTTTTAATGACGTTTTGCCTTATAGCGAACCTGCACCAGTTCCAGGCTTGCTGGTTGGTCAGTTCCTCGTTGTAGACGTCCCGCCAAGCTTCAGCGATATGATCGCGCATGACGCAGGGTGGTAGCTGCTTTTTTGGCATTAGGTTCTGGATGCCGCGGAACTGCCTAACCTTCTCGTCGACCTTCTGGAGCTGTTGGGCATTCAGCATGTCTAGGTTGGCTCGCTGGCGCTCTGGGTAGCGTTTCCAGATGTCGGCCCAGTAGCCTGGCTTGCGTTTGTGTTTCATGTTTGGTTTTGGTTGGGGGGTGAGGGGGGCGAAAAGGGATGCTCCCATAGGGCGCGCCGCCGTAGGCAGGCGTTAGCCCTAATGGGATTGCGTTTAGCAATTCCCTTTCATTTTATTTTTATAGGGTTTATCCCTATAATAAAATGAGGGTTTGGCGCTACGGCTTGACGTACGGTTTGTTAACATAACAACCCGTATGGTAACCCGTATGAGACGGTGCAAGCCCAAAATGCAAAAAAGTGGGTTTTTTGCGGTTTACACACAAGAAACTTACGAGGTGCCTCGCCGTTGGCTCCCTCCGTGGGGGGGGTGGGAATAGATTTCTTCGTGGGGTAGGTAGGCAGGGACGGCGGGTGCGCGGCTGTCAGGCCGCTGTCAAATCTCGTCATTTTGGCCTGTTTTCTCGTTTTGTCGCTCGTTTTCTGCGCGCGCAAGCGCTCGGCGCGCTCGGCAAGCGCTCCGTGATCGCCGACAAGCGGCGCGGATCGGGTCAGGCGCGGCGGGTGGATCGTTCCGCGCGCGTCAATTTCGTGATCAATCGCGCGCCGATCGGGTGGCTGGCGCGGGCTGGTGACGGCTTCGCCGCGCGCTCGGATCGTGGCAAGCGGGCGCAAGAAAGCCCCTCAGCGTGGCGCTGAGAGGCTCTTGACCGTCTCTCCCCGCCCTACCCCCTGCCCTGTGTAGGGCGCGGGGCGTGGCGGGGCTGTGGCGTGGTTCAGGTGCGGTAGCCAAGCGCCTCGGATCGCCGCTTGCCTTCGTCCACGATCAGGCGGGCAAGCGCTAAGAGGTCTTTGGAAGTCTCGAGCGCCTTGACGATCCCCTCCTTGTTCGGTGGATCTTCTTGGCCGTTGCGCGTGGCCTCAAGGATCGCGGCGGCGATCTTCTCGCGCCATTGATCGCGATCCTGTGGCGGTCTGTTCGCGTGATCGGCAAAAAGCGCGGTCAGGTATTCCGCGAGAGTGTCGGACGGTGGGGGCATTTTTATTTTTTTAGGTTTGGGCATAGGGTGGGGATTATTTCCAGCGGTTGGTTGCGTTGGCGGCGCGTAGGAAAGCGCGCGCGCGGTTCAACTTGCGCGCGCACTCGGTGAGGTCGCACGATTGGAGCGCGGCAAGCGCAAGGGTCAGGCATCGGCCGACCTCCTTGATCAATTGCTCGGTGGTCATCGGCTCGCCTTCGGGCGCGCCTTCATTGGGTGGTTGTGGTGTAGCCATTGGGAAAGGTCAGGCGGCGAATGAGACAGTAAAGCCAAGCGCGCCGAGTTGTCGGGCGATCTCTTTGCGGGCGCTGTCGGGCGTCTCAAAAGCGCTTTCGCCGTTTTCTGCGTCTGATAGTTTTGGGAGTTCGTAGGATCCAACAGGGTTAAGATCCTTTCGGTGATCACTGCGCGGGTTTCCGTATCCGCGCCGCAACTCGTCAACGGTGACGGGATCGGTCAGATCGCCGATCGACTCAATGGCGGCAAAGTGGATGCGCCGAAAGGTTGCGGGGTGCGCGAGGGATACGGCCAGACGGTCAAGGCTCAGGGCGGCGCCCGCTTCCTTCACTAAGTGTCTGATCACCGTTTGCTGGTTTTCGCCTTTGTGCGTGTCGTGGTGGACGCTGTGAGTCTCTACCTCTACGCTGTGGCCGCCGTTTTCTAAGGCATCGATCACGGAGGCGATCGCGGCGCCGCGATTGCATAGCGCCTTGGCGCTTACGCCGCACGATGCCGACAATGGCACGATCAATCTGACGATCTTTGACTTTCCACCTGTTAGATCTTCCGCGTCTGTCTCAAAGTGGCAGGGATCGCCCGCAATGAATGAAGGGGTGCAAAGTGTGCCGCCCGATACATCAAAGTCAGGCGGCGGCGTCAGGACAAAGTCGCCCGCAAGTGAGGCAAGCGCGTTGCCCATTTTCTTTCGACCTTCAGGCCAACCGTTGTTTGCAAGATCAAGCGCGCCCTGCCATCCCGCGCCGAGATCCCAATCCATTCCCTCCTTGCCTTGGTGCGGCTCGCGACTGCTTGGATCATTCGCAAATTTCGCTTTGGGCTTTCCTGCCTCGCTTGTGATCCATCGGACAAGCGCCGCGAGTGAGTCGGCGCGGATCTGAACGGACGCGATCAAGTTTTCTTTTTCTTGCGTGTCAGGCTTATAAGCGGGATTTTTGCGGCGCGGGTGGCGCGTGAGTCGGACGCCTTCGCAAAGGCGCGCCGATGTGTCGGGTGGTGGTGGTGTGTCCATTGGTAGATCCTGGGGGTATTGTTCGGTTCCCTGGTTTTGCTTAGTTGCGGGATCCGTCAGGGTTCCAATCGCCGCCGCCGCCGTTGCGCGGGAACGGTGGCAGATCGTCAGGCTTGGGCTTGTCGGTCTTGGGCTTCAACTTGGGCTTCAACTTGGGCGCTTCTTCGGTATCAGGTGACAGCAAGCGCGCGGCGTCTGCCTTGGCCTCAGGTGTGCGCGGCGTGATCACTCCAGCCTTCAATGCGTGTTTCTTCTTTAGCCATTTTTGGGCGCGTAGGTGCGGGAGTTCCTTCCCTGAGTTTTCAACGATCTCTTGCGGGTCTGTCAGGTTAAGCGGTTCAAGTTTCGCGCCTTCCTTGCTAAAGATCTCGTGAACACTCTTTGCAAATGTCTCAAGCGTGGATCCTTCCGTCCCGATCAGGTGGCAAACGATCTCCAAGATCGTGTTTCCCATTTCGAGATCGTTCAGGTGCGGGGATGAGTCGGGAAGCGCCTTCGCGATCTTCTCATTATTCATCTTTACGGCCATTGCGAGAGCAAGGGCAAGGGCGAGGCCTTCGCCGTTGTGCTCGATCCATTTAATGAGCGCCTGAGGTGGAACGGCGAAAAGCGCGCCGTCATCGTTTTTGGGTTTTTCCATAGGTGTATTATTAGACGGTGAACGGCTGGATCGAGTCAGGCGCGGGCGGCGGTGTTGCCTCGGCGCTTTCCTCCTGTGCGATCTTCGCAAGCGCGGCGGCGTGGGATGCCTTCTCGCTTGCCTCCTTTACCTCGCGAAAGTGGGTCAAGGCGTTGGCGGCCTTGTTGAGTCGCGTCCGATCTTCGGCGCTGGCAAATTTCTGGAGGATCAGGGCGTCAATCATCTCGCGTTTGGTGAACCCTGCCACGATCAGGCGCGCGCCGTTAAGGGCGGCGCGTGGCGATAGGACGCCGCGCAAGCCTTCGGCGTTCATAGCCTCGCGGTAATCTTGCACGATCCGCGCGAATTCAATGGCGCGATCCTTGTCGGCCTCGGACAGATCCAGCGCGTGGATCAGGCGCTCGGTCAGGCTTGGATCATAGTCGCAAGTGAAGATCGTAAACCGATCCAGCGTTGCGCCGTCTAATTGGTTGCGGCCGCAATAATCGCGCGTTGCGCCGCCGCCGTTCGTGTTGGCGCTGGCGATAAATCGAAAATCCTTATGCGCGGTTATGCGCCGATCGGGGAAGTCGCAAAAGCCATTAGATAGCGCCGCATTGACTGAGAGAAGCGCGGCGGGTGTGCTGGCGTCCACTTCGTCAAACAGGAAAACGCCGCCGTTTTCGAAAGCATCCCTGAACGCCGTCCGCACGATCTGGCCTTGCGCGTCCGTGTATCCGAGCAACTCGTGCTTTTTATTGACCGCGCCTGAGAAGTGGAACGCAAGGCCGAGCGCGTCCGCAACTTGGCTGGCAAGGGTGGTTTTACCCGATCCAGCGGCTCCAATGATCAACGGCGCGACTCCTACGGAAACGGCGCGACATACAGGGTCGAACAGGGGATGACAAATGCGCTCGCCGAGATCTCGGACGCCGAGGGGGTGGACGATCTCAAGGCGCGCGGGGCGTATCTTGGCGGCTTCCTCTTGCGCGATGCGGCGGATCGTGGCCGTATCGTGGCCGAGATCGACAAGGCCACTTAGCGCGTGAAGCGCTTGCGCGGCGATCGTGCGCTTTTCGTCTTTCGACATCCGCGCGAGTTTTGGGGTGATAGACGGCGCGGGTGTCGCGCTGTCCGTTGTGTTGGGTGTTGGGTTCATTGGGTGGGAAAGGTTTAGAGGTTAAGAAGTTTAGATTGGATCGCGGCGGCGGCTTGGATCGCCTCCGAGATCTCGGCAACGGCGGCGCGGCGCTGTTGGGCGCTGGTCAGGCGCATTTGTAAGCGCTCGGCGCTGGTGACGATACCGTCCGCGCGTTCAAGTCGCGTCTCGGCCTCGGCAAGCGCATTTAAGGCGCGGCGGAGAGTGATCAACAGGTGGCGCGCAAGGCGCTCGGCTTTAACTTGTTCAGTTTCCATAGGTTAAACGATCTCGGGGTTAAGTTGCGATGTGATCGATCGGGCGCTTTCGTAGGCGCTTGCAATGTCGGCGGCGGCTCGGGTGCGGGCGCTTTCGGCGCGCGTCCTGAGTGCAAGGCGCTCGGCGGCGGTGATACAGGCATCCGCGCTTTTCAGATCACGCTCGGCGTTAAACAGGGAGATCATAGCGCGGTTAAGGTCGGACGCGATAAAGACGGCGGCAGACTTGGCAAAGTCTCGATCACAGATCAGAGACAGGCGTTGAAGGTGTTCGGCGTTTGTTTCCATAGGTGGCAGGTGTTAGGCGGCGAGGATCACGGCGAGCGCGATCAGGGAAGCAAATGCGGCGAGCGCCCAAAGGACGGCGGCGGAGCCTGGTTGCGTTGTGACGGTAGGAAGCGGGCGCGCAAGGTTGCGCGCGGCGCGGGTGTGTTTGTGTGTGTTCATTGTGGGAAGTTTAGGTGATCGGGTTCAGGCGTTGCGCGGATCGGGTGCGCCTTGTTCAACGCGGGTCAGGGACTCCAAGATCTCGGCGGCGGTGCAACCGACAATCCCCGATCGTTGTTCGTAGTTATAACCCGCCGCGAGATCCACGAAGATCATTCTTCCCTCAGGGTGCCACTCGGTGTGGTAGGACTCCACGCGGTGATCGGCGTCAAGTTTCGCGGACAGTTTCGCGGACAGCGGGCGGCCGTCTTGGGAGAAAGTGCAAAGTTTAGATTTCATCTTGGGAAAGTTTAGCGGGTGGAAAGTTTAGCGGGTCAGGTTTTCAATGATCTTTTCAAGCGATCCAATGTCTCCGTCACCGTTGCGCGCCGCTTCAAGTGAGAAGTGGATCGCCTGTGCCGCGTCCGACAGATCGCAAAGGCGCGTCCGCAAGATCCTTTCGTTTTTCTCCTTCACCTCGGCGGTGAAAGCGGGATCGTTCCGCCACTCCTTAGCGGCTTTAAGATCAACGGAGAGAACTCGCGCGCAAGTTTTCAGGGCGCGAAGATCGTTAGTGAAAAGGCGCAAGGCGTTGGCGGTGCGCTCGGGTGTTTTGGGTGTGTCCATCCCTTGACCGTAGGGCGCGCGGCCTGTATGTCAAAGTCTTTTTTTGGCATACAGGGGAAAGCGCCGCCGCCGTGGATCATCCCGCGCCGTGGATCATCCCGCCGCCGTGATCCACGGTCAAACGGCCTACGCGGTCAGGCCGCCGCATTTACCTTTGGCGCGTTTGCCTATGTCCTGACATACCCCTACCCCTTCCGAGCGCTTGGCGGGGCATTTGCGCGCGATCCTGAGGGGATCCAGCCGCCCGCGCTGTCAAGCGCTCGGCGATCGCGCCGCGCGTATCAGGCGCGCGTGTTTCCAAGCGGGCAAGCGCGCGCGTCCTTCTTAGCGCGTGCGTGCGCGTGCGTGCGTGCGCGTGCGTGCGTGTGCGTGCGTGCGTGCGTGCGTGCGTGCGTGCGTGCGTGCGTGCGTGCGTGCGTGCGCGTGCGTGCGTGCGTGCGTGCGTGCGTGCGTGCGTGCGTGCGTGCGTGCGTGCGTGCGTGCGTGCGCGTGCGTGCGCGTGCGTGCGTGCGTGCGTGCGTGCGTGCGTGCGTGCGTGCGTGCGTGCGCGTGCGTGCGTGCGTGCGTGCGTGCGCTCTGGCGGCCTGGAGCGCTGTGGCATAATTATCTTACCTTTATTATAACCATTATATCAAAGGATTGTATTCCAGATGAAATCTCAGATTTTAGTGCCAGAAATTTTTGAAGGATTTTTATCCTATACATTATGCCATGCCATATGGAACAAGACCCAGGGGGGGGTATGCATAGGGACAAATTTGAGTAAAAAAAAAGAAAAAAACAAAGCCACCCATGGGGTGTATTTGATCGGGTCAAAATCCTGTTAAAAAAAAAGAAAGAATAAGGCTGCGGGGTGGGGCGCAATCTTCTGTCAAAAAAATAAAAAAAGATTGACTAAGGGGGTAGGGTGGGGCATTTGTATTGAGACCACCAACACTATGAACCAACAAACCATTATGTATTACATCCATAACATCCTCAACGGAACGCGCAAGGTTAGTAGCATGGCAGAGGCCGTGCAGATCCTTGAAGCCGTTGAGTTCAACTCTGAGAAGTATTTGATTACTCATCAGAACTACGAAGTATATACGGCCATCAAAAACTACGTAGAGGGTGGCAACAAATGATTATCGCCGATACATTTATGCCACATGGATATAAGCCGATGCTGTGCAACGAATACGATGGGCGCGATTTGAAAGGTTACGTTGCAGAGCCTAAGTATGACGGAATACGTTGCGTTGCCATACATGATTGCATCAATCGAACCACACGTCTTTTAACTAGGTCTGGTAACATCATCTATTCTTGCGCTCATATTGAAGCCGCAATCAACAATTCAACTGGCCTTCCAAATCATGGCATCATAGTACTTGATGGAGAGCTATGGACTCCCACGTTGTCATTTGATGAGATTAACGGAGCGGTCAGAGCCATAATGCACAGCCCTTATTCAGCAGAGATTGGTCTACGCGTGTTTGATATGGTCCATTGGATTAACGGAGCGTGGAATAATAAAGACACTTACATTCGTAGGAAATATTTACTGTCAAAAAGCATTGTTGATACATCCACGTTGTCGGTTGTTGGCAGCGAACCTGCGGATGGGGCGTACGAACGAGCCGTAGCCAATGGATACGAGGGGGTTATTTATAAACGAGCCAATTCAAAGTACAAGTTTGGGCGCACAATTGATTGGATGAAGCGAAAGCCAGTCATGACAGACACATTTGTTGTCGAGTTTTTCACGGAGGGTGATGGAAAATTTAAGGATTCACTTGGAACTATTAACTGCTCGCATTGCGGTTCGCTCAATATAAACAAAGGCATTCATTTAGTAGGCACAGGATTTGACGACGCAACGAGGCAAGAGTTATGGAACAATCGGAACAACTTAATCGGACAAAAGATTGAGGTTGCTTTCCAGTCAATTACCGAGGATGGTCGGCTAAGATTTCCTTCATTCAAACGCTTTATCTAACACCATGACCGACCTATCTTTATATCTATCTGCCGCCGCTATTGCCGCACTACCCCTTAACATGACTACTAAAGAAGCCGCTGACTGGAAGTTCCTCAAAGCCGTTGCACTCGTTGAATCGGGTGACAAGTACAATACCATCGGCGACGGTGGACGAGCATTGGGCAAGTATCAGATGCACGTCAGCGCATGGGTTGATGGCAACACTTGGCTTAAGGCCAATGGTCGTAAGACATGGACTCGTAGCTCCTGGCTTAACCCTAAGGCACAAGACCAAGTTGCCTACGGATTTTTACAAGCAACCAAGGAACGTTTAATCAGAGGTGGCCATGAGGCTGATCCAATTACTATTTATCTTGTATACTCAATGGGCTACCAAGGATGGAAGGACGCTGGGAGAATGATACCTGTTGACAAAGCCGATGGGGCTGTCAGAGTTGCCAACCTATTCGCACAATGAGCGCCTTAAATGTAAACAACGTTGGCCATGATGAGTGGTTAACCCCTAAGTATATAACTGATGCGCTTGGGCCTTTTGATTTAGATCCATGTTCCCCAATCAATAGACCATGGTCCACTGCCAGCACTCATTTAACTATTTTAGATGACGGACTGGCAACACCATGGAATGATGGAGTTGTTTGGATGAATCCTCCATATGGACGTGAGACTCCTAAATGGATTCGCAAGATGAGAGAACACAACAACGGTATAGCTCTTATTTTTGCACGAACAGATACAAAGATGTGGTTTGATGATGTGTTTCCTCATGCTAGGTCATTGCTGTTTATCCAAAAGAGAATTAAGTTTTTCAATGTTGATGGAACGGAAGCACCGTCATCTGGTGGCGCACCAAGTGTTATTGTTGCTTACGGAGACGAGGCAAATGCTCGTTTGATTTCAGCATCAATTTCCAAAAGCATTAAAGGTCAATTTATCCCATTAAACAAATGAGTTCTTACACTACACCAGTTTTTGCACCAGTTGTTGTTCCTATTCCAACGGACAATGGTTCTTGGAAAGTACACGCAAAACATTGTCCAGAATGTCGTTTAATTTATGAAGAAGAAACAAAACTACAAAATCAGATTTTTGCCATTGCGTTTGTGTTGGTAGTTGCTGGTTTTATTTTTCTTTACTTTAAAACAAAAGATTTATGAGTTCCTACATCTCTATCGACCCTGGTGCTAAAGGGGCAATCGCTTGCTTCTCTTGTACTGCTCCAGAAGGCGTGAGCATCATGTCGCTATCAGACCCTCCTCAGTTGTCAGACTTTGCAGAGTTTAGCCCTACCCATTACACGGCAATCATCGAGGAGATTCCAATGGGAGGATGGGGTCCTATACCACAGTCGACAGTTGCCAAGCTTCACCAAGGCTATGGCCGTATCCTAGGTATTCTAGAGGTACGCGGCTTCCGTATCATACGCGTCCGTCCGCAAGAATGGCAGAAGACTATCGGCGCTGGCAAGAAGCGCGATCACGGTAAGGACTGGAAGAAACACTTGGCCCAAATTGCCAAAGACAGGTTCCCCACCGTAGAGTTCAAGCAAGAACAAGCCGACGCTCTCTTGCTGCTTGACCACGCCAGACAACTTAACCTATAATACAACCATGAATTACAAAACATTAGAAAACGTTAAAACTTACATCGAAATGATGGAGCAAGAAGAATACAAAGCAGGTCACTATAAGCTTGCTGCTGATCTTCGTAGGCTTCTTAATCTCCTTGAAGAAACCAAACCAACTAACAAATAATACAACCATGAACGAACAAAACGACGTACAACAAAAACTCGACGCTCTCATGTCTGACGAGAGTCTATCAAAAACTGATCGGCAAATTATTCTTGCTGCTCTGCTTTTGAATGATGCTATCAACGACATGATTGCAGACAAGAAACCCGACAAACAAGTAAGCGACTTCTGGAACAGTAGCCGCTTCATGCAAAACTAATAACAACTAACGCCACCCAATATGAAACTTAATAATGAATCAAGAACCACCAGAGGACTACCAGGAACTCCATCAGAGAGTCCAGTCAGCCCTAGCCCATCCATGCATCGGAGAGTCCGACAAGCGGGACCTTCGATACCTGTACGGATCAATGCTAATGATGGCGGCGGCCGTAAAGCTGTTGTTGGACGACGTGGGCGCGTAAAAGGATACAAGCGTCCACCGCTTAAACTGATCCCTTACTTCCCTTCGCGTAAGTTAATCCAGCGCATCGGTACTACTCGCTACGTCATCTCAGAAGACGGCACGGTTTATTCCATGCTCAAGCCGACGATCACTGGCTGGAAAGTTAAGAAGAAAAGTTACAACATTGTTGTTGACGGCGTGATTCGCCGCTATACACAAGAGGAAATCAATAACCTCTTAACGCTATCCAAATGAGCAACGAAATCCAACCAGTCCCTCAAGCACTCTCGCTTGAGTTGTATGATAAAATGTCTGACCCGATGGAAGCCATCAAGACTCTTGGCGCGGCTATCTTTAAGTCTGGTATGTTTGGATGCACCAAGACGGAACAAGGCGAAGTGTTGGCCATGCAGTGTTTGGCTGAGCGCAAGCCGCCTCTTGAGATTGCTAAGACCTATCACTTCATCAACGGCAAACTGTCTATCAAGTCTGACGCATTGCTTGGTAAGTTCTTAATTGCTGGTGGATCAGTCCAATGGGGTGAGCGCACGGCTACCAAGGTTGTCGGCACGTTCTCCAAGGGTGGAAGCAGTGTAGTTATTACGGCCACTATGGACGAGTTCATTGCCAACGGAGTTGCCACTGGCAACAACAAGGAGACATGGCGCAAGTACCCTAGGCAGATGCTTACGGCTCGCGCTATCTCCGAGGGCGTACGCCTGGTTGGTCCAGACTGTTGCTTTGGTTTATACACGGCAGAGGAGATGGATCAGAAGGTCACTCGCCGTCCAGGATCTATTATCGACATCGTACCCCCAGGCAAAACCGAGACAGCCGTAAAGCTTTTGGTCAGCGCTGGTATGCTTGAGGAAGGTCAGCAACTTTCAGACTTGTCAGCACTCGATGAGGAGTCTATCTTAAAGAAGCCACAAGCTTTCATTGAAGCCATTAACAAATAATCTTATGTCCCAAATCCTAAAAACACACTACCTATGCTACTCAGCCGTCGGCTCAGTCGCGCAAACAGGTCAAATCCTAGAGCGTCTTTCCGACGTTGCTTACCTTGTTGAAGTTAAAACTCAGCACGGTGAGGACGTTAATACGTTCTTCCGCGTGGCTTCGCTTAGCGAGATTGCATCATGGCGCTTGTACTCCAAGCAGTACCATATGGATAACGCCGTTGAAGAAATCACAGAAGCGTACAACCTTCGCGTTGAAGCCGAGAAGGAAGCCGCCGACAAAGCCGCTGCCGAAACTGTCAGCGACGAAGCTAACGAAATTAAACCCGACCAGAACTAATATGGATAACTATAAAGACATTAAAGCACTTAACTATTCTGGCGCTAAGCAGATCCTTAAGTCACCTGCTCACTTCCAGGCTTCATTGCTTGAGGAGCGTAAGGACAGCCCTGCACTTAAGTTCGGTCGTCTCGTTCACTTGGCCTTACTCTTACCGCGCGAGTTTGTACGCATTGTAAAGATTAAGCCAGACCTCGATGGTCGTACCACCGAAGGCAAGGCAGCAAAGAAAGCGTTTGAGGAATCCCTGGTCGAAGGCGATGAGATCGTTGACCAAGAGATGTATGATGTCATTAACGACATCACCGAGAGCGCCGAGATTGCTGTAGCTAGCCTTGGCATCGACGCGGCAACCTGGATCACCGAGACTCCGTACTCCATGGAGTACAACGGTGTAGCCATTAAGGGTCGGCCAGACTTGATTACCAAAATCAATGGAGAGCTAGTAGTCGTTGACCTTAAGACCTGTATGGACGCAAGCCCAGCAGAGTTTGCGCGCACAGTCCACAACTTCAAATACCATATGCAAGCAGCTTGGTACTTGAAACTGACTGGCGCTAAGAAGTTTATCTTCGTGGCAGTTGAGAAGGAATACCCCTATGCCTTCCGAGTGTATCAACTGGACGAAGCTTCGATTTCTGAGGGTCAAAAGCTAATGGATGAATCCGTGCTTATCTATAATAATAGCACCAAGTTTAATTCTTGGCCTTCATACACAAAAGACTTGACGGAGCTATCTTTGCCCCGCTATGCTTTCACTTCAACTAACCAATAACCAAATAACCAAACACTACCATGTCGTTTAAGTTCAATCCCAATGCCGCTGAAGAACGCAAGTTCGTTAGCAAACCAGGCACTTATGATGTCACCGTTCAGTCGGTTGAGTATAAGTATATGCCACCATCCGCTGACTTCTATGCGAAGTTCACGCTGATCACCGCCGACGGCGAAGTGACTAGCGCGGACATCTTCTTGAAGCCAGAGCGCAACGGTGAGTACGGCCGTCTCAACCAGTTCGTTGCCTCAACCTCAACCGATGCAGAAGTCAAAGCGCTTCTCGCGCGCGGTGAGTTTGATGTCGACGAGGAGTTCGTCCGTCTTGTCGCTGACCGTGCTGTTGGTCGCAACCTCAAGGTTGTGGTCACAGAGCGTGAGTATAATAAGAAAGACGGTAGCAAGGGTGTTGCCTACAACGGCAGCTTCTTCCGCCGACTTGCCTCTGGACCAGTACAACCGTTCTGATTAAACTGAGCGCCGCCACCTCGCTCATGGAAGTCAAACTCAGAGATTACCAGGAGACCGCTGTAGATGCGTGTCTCCTTTTTCTTTCCCAAAAGGTTAACCCGCTACTGGTTGCTCCGACTGGTGCGGGCAAAACCGTTATCGCCGCGTCGATCATGAAGAAGTGGCAAGACGAGCATGGTCATCCCGTGTTCTTCTTTGCCCATAGGCGCGAGTTGATTAAGCAAGCCGAGGACATGATGGAAGCATTCGGCATTGTCGGTAAGGTTTACTCGGTGTTCCAACAGGACTACGAGGTAAACATTGAGGACGTTAAGCATTCGTTATGTGTATTTGACGAGGCTCACCACGCTGTCGCTAGCTGTTGGCTACGCGCACAGCATTACTTTCAAGGTCCTAAGGTTGCTATCACTGCAACGCCAGACCGCATGGACAAGCAGGAGTTGGACAAGGCTGGGTTTACCCTGTGCCATGAGATCGCCATACGTAAGCTAATAGACGATGGCCACCTAGTACGCCCTATGGCTCAGAAGCTTGGCGTCTTTATTTGCGACAACATCCTAGCCAGCCGTGACGATGCTATTGAGCAGGTTGCCAAGTGCGTTATAGACGAGTTGGCTCGGTATGACCGCAAGCGTACGATGGTATTCTTGCCAGACGTCAGCACGTCCGAGTCGTTTAACATTGCCCTTAGGAAGCTTGGCATGAACTCGGCTCACTTGGACGGTGGATCTGGTAAGCTACGCGAGATAACCGTTAAGAAGTTTAAGGCTGGTGAGATTGACATCCTTTGTAACGTCCAGCTATTCACCGAAGGCTTTGACTGCCCAGAGATTGATTGCGTAGTCCTATTACGCGAGACCAAGAGCCGCGCGCTATGGTCACAGATGATTGGCCGTGGCTTACGTAAGTCTCCAGGAAAGACTGATTGCCTTATTCTAGACCCTATGTGGGTGTCGGGTATCCATAGCCTATGCCCAGCCGACGCCTTTACCACCCATGAGGATTCCTTATGCAAGCCATCACTTGGCCTATCTAACCCACTGGATGAGGCTATGGTTGAGGACAGGAACAGGGAAGAAGACTTCCTCAAGCGACTCAAGGCTGCCGAAGATGCTAAGGAGGCTAAGTATGCCAAGGAGCGCGGTCTAATTGACCTATCGGTTGCTAAGCCATTGCTTGGTCTTACACCCCCACCTATAGAAGAAGGTGACGAGCTATGCAATGAGATCCAGGCCAAGCAACTGGAGAAGTATAACCTTTATATCCCTAAGTCCATAACCTCGATCCAGGCGGACTGGCTTATACATACCATGCGCGAGCGTCAACAACGCGGCATGGCATCCTTGAAACAGGTACGGAAGCTACGGCAGTTCGGACACAGGAACGCCGCATATTATACATTGACACAAGCAAGTAAGGCCATAGGGTCTGATTGGCGGATCGCAGGTGGGACTCGCTACAAAAAAGTTTTTAACAAATGAACAAAAAACATATCATAGGTATATCGGGCTATGCCCGCTCTGGCAAAGACACGCTGGCCGACGCCTTGATGACAGAGTTCTGTCACCGAGATGTTTGCGCTAGTAAGCTTAAGTTCGCTGGCATTCTTAAGAAAGCGATTGCTCGCTCTCTTGATACTGTCGAGCTTGCGTTCTCTGTGGACACCGAGAACACCGAAGACAAGACGGCTATCCGCCCCCTCATGGTAGAGTTCGGCAAGTTCTGTCGTAGCCGAGACAAGGACATTTTCGCCAAGCGTACGGTTGATAACGTAGAGTACATGATGCGCATTGGTTCACAGGTAGTTATTGTACCAGACCTGCGCTACGAGAACGAAGGCGAGCTGTTGCATGAGTGCGCTAAGCGTAATGGATTTGGGTATCACCATGTTGACATTGACCGCAGGGGTACATTCGCAGCTAACCAGGAGGAACTGGATAGCATCGAAGCGTTGCTTGACGCGTCGTACAGAGAAGCATGGTTCTATGGGATCTCTTTCTCTGACCGTGACATTGCTGGCATATCTATGTGGGCAGCAGCCATGGCCGACAACCTGGTGCACAACCGAGAACATACCAAATGAGCGAAGGAACCGTAGAGATACCTATCGAAGTATGGGAGCATTGCCAGCGGGATGCAGAGCGTATGGCATACTTGCATAAGGAGTGTATTAAACTCCAATCCGAGAACGAGCGACTGCGTGACGCTGGCGATGAGCTTTATCTTATTTGCCAAGTGTTGACTAAAGATAAATCAGAGATTGCTCGCAAGGGTTGGTATAACGCTAAGAAGGAAGGAAGGGACGCAAAGTGAGCGACGCTAAACCTAAAGACGATGCGTTAAGCATTTGGTACGAGATTAAAAACGGCAAGGGGCTACGCTAATGGATCACGACCAACATCTATTCGAGAAGCATCACCGCAAATGCCCTATCCGTCACGGTGGTGCAGCTTGTAAGTGTTCCGAGATTTATACGCCTCCGACTATTTCTCGCTACCAACGACAACTTATGAAAGAAGCAAAAGAAAGGTCTGATACCTCAAGCACTTACTACGACGCTAGGAAAGACAAGAGGCTACGCAAATGAGCCTTTGGAAAATTGGCATTTTTATAATGATAACGATATGGTGCGTATTCTTTATAATTATTTTTGGTACACTATTTTTTAGTTTATTGTTAGAGTCTTGCGAACATACATTTGATAAAAACCTGCCAAAAATTGAGCGTCTTATAAACGGGTTTTGTTTCTTTTGTTTCTCTGCAATGCTCGTGTCTCTCATATTGATTGGCATTTCATTATTCAAAGGAGACTTAACTTTATGAACAAAGAAACACGCATCGTCGTCATGGGCGACAACCACGGCAACCACGGCGACAAAGATACGCTTAAGGCGATTCTGGAGTTTTGCTCCGATTTCAAACCGCATCACCGTGTTCATTTGGGCGATAATTTTGATTATGCTGCGTTGCGCAAGGGCGTATCGTCTCATGACAAAGAGGCAAGTTGGGCAGTACTTAAGGACGATATGGAGCAGGGGTCAGATTGGTTAGCCAAGTACAGACCGACGCACTTCCTCATGGGAAATCATGACTGGCGCGTACGTGATGCCATGTACAACACGGACAGCATTACCAAGTTAGATGCCCTCAAGGACGTTGAGCTAGCAATGTCCAAGGCTATTCGCAATTCTGGGTGCAAGGTCATCAAGCCATACACGGTACAAGAAGGGTTCATTGACATTGGCCCTATGACATTTACCCACGGGTTCTTCCACGGGAATGACGCTATCCTTAAGATGGCGCACAGGTTCAACAGCGGTCCAGGGCATGGCCTAGTAATGGGTCACCTGCACCGTGCAGAGCAGCACAACCTAGAGCGACGCGGTGGCGGGGCTGTGTGGATATGCGGCTGTGCTTGCGACACTAACCTTCAATACGCCGAGCGCCGTCCATCTACCCTGCGCTGGCAAAACAGCTTCATGGCCTTTATTGTCAAGGATGAGCATTACATTGGACGCCAAGCTCACAAGTTTAACAACGAATGGATCATGCCGTTTTCAACATGAAGAACGCGGACGAGTTATTCCTTAATCTGCGCTCTGCTTATAGTAGCATTACTCTTGAGCCTCCTGCTGGTTATAAGACTACGGCTGAGTTGTCTAAGCTATGGAAACTGTCTCCAACAAGAACAAGTCAAATTATAAACCGAGCAATCAAAGATAAGATATTGACACGGATTAAAGTCATGCGTAATTCAAGACTTGTACCTTACTACGGTAAGCCCAAAAAATGAGCAAAGACTACATCCGCGTAGAACCAGCAGAGTTCTATGACACGGCGATTGTTAAGGAAGCCAAGGATGGTAAGCTTACTTACTCATACCATTTATTAGCTCGTAGCGTTATGGAAGAATATGGCTACGAAGACATCGACATGGAGCAGGCGTACGAATGGGTAGATTATAACATTTTACCATTGCAAGGTGTAGGCGGAGGCTTCAACGTCAGCTACTCAAACAAACACGCCACATGACACACGAAGACAGATTGAAGGGCGCTCGCGCCTATATCGCTAAGCTACCCCCTGCTGTCTCTGGACAGGGTGGGCATCCAGCAACTTATCGAACCGCGTCGATCCTGGCGCATGGTTTTGATTTACCATACACAGACGCCTGGGAGCTTCTGGAGGCATGGAACCGTACGCATTGCTCACCGCCTTGGTCTGAGAAAGACTTGAAGCATAAGTTGAACGACGCGTACGTAAAGCCGCACACTAATCCGAAGGGCTGGCTTGATAACAAGAGCCGTGCAGTAGGTACAAACGGACGAATGATTTTTGATGCTAAGCGTATTGCTGAGATTGTATTCGGTGCAGTTCCGTTAACCACGGCTGATCTATTGATGGCAGCCTTTAAGGACGATGACATTATCTGTATCACCAACGAGGCTGGCCAAACAGAAGATGGCCGATGGTTCCCAGCGTCAAAGGGTATGTTCCTTACTCGCGCTGAATGGTTCACCAGGTTCTTTGGGCCAGCACCTGTTAACAAGGTTTACTTTAATGATAGTGAGGCTGGTGCCTGGGTTCGCATTAACCCTTTTACCAAGGATGACTTTAGCGGTACTGACACTTCGGTTAGCGCATACCGCCACGTATTAGTTGAATTTGATAAGCTGCCTAAGGACGAGCAGATTGCTATATTCAATCAATCTAATCTACCTATCACGGCGCTTATTGATAGCGGTGGCAAGTCCGTCCATGCATGGGTTAGGGTTGACGCACAAGACAAGACTGAATGGGAAGCGCGTAGAGATGCTATATACGAGTTCTTGGCCGACCATGAACCAGACCCACAGAACAAGAATCCGTCGCGCTGGTCACGTTTAGGTGGCATCATGCGCGGTGCAAATGAACAGAAGATTCTTGCTTTGAACGTTGGTGCGGTTGACTGGGATGCCTGGGTGGTATGGAAGGATGGACAGGACTTGCCAGATGAATTGCGGATGGACGAACTGTTGTCCTACGATACTAAGAATGACCCTAACCATGTCATTGGCTATGGTCGCTGGCTATGCCGCGGTGGATCACTTCTGATTACTGGACAAGCTGGCATTGGTAAGAGTTCCTTTACAATGCAGATGGCCTGCTCGTTTGCCCTAGGGCGCGAGCTGTTTGGTATCCCTACCAAGCGCCCATTGAAGATTGCCGTGATCCAGGCGGAGAACGACATCGGTGACTTAGCCGAAGCGTTCCAAGGTGTCACCTCTGCTATGGAGATGACGGCCGACGAGCGCGTACTTCTTAATGAGAACCTTAAGTTCTACACGGAGACTACTAAGACTGGAGCGGCCTTTGCCGAGATGCTCCGTAAGATCGTCGTCCGTAATAAACTAGACTTTGTTGTTTGTGACCCTCTGCTATCTTATGTTGGTGGCGATATGAGTAAGCAGGAGGTCGCAAGCAACTTCCTTCGTAACCTAATCCAGCCTATTCTCAAGGACACTGGCGTAATCCTTTGCTTCATCCACCATGAAGGTAAGCCTAAGCCAAAGGAGCAGACTAACGGCCAGACCTTCTCTGACCTGTCCTACTCTGGTCTTGGTTCATCAGAGTTGGTTAACTGGGCGCGTGCTATCATTAACATTCGCAGAGAGTCCATAGAGCTACCAGAGTTCTCGTTCAATCTGACTAAGCGCGGTAAGCTTGCAGGTATGCGTAAGCCAGACGGTAAGGAAGCATTGTCTATCAAGCTACGCCACGCTGAGGGCAAGGTCCTATGGGAAGTTGCACCGTTCGTATCCAAGTTTGAACTGCTCAAGGTCGGTCAGCAGTATGCCCACTTCGGAGCTAAGCCGTCTACGTCCCGCGCTCTTATCATTAAGGAGCTAATGGATGACTACGGCTTGGACAGGGCGCAGTCTGAAAGCGTACTCAAAGCCCTAGTAACTAATGGGGTGATGAACCCTATTAAGATAGGCGCCGCGATGTTCTACGAGGGGACTGAGACTGACTCCATGTCCTAAGTCCTAGGGCAACGGCTATGCCGATGCACGAAATGGATAGTATGATGCTCTCTGATTGGGCATCTACTAGTCCCTTTGTCGCTGAAGATATGGCTGCCTCGTCCTTGGCTGAATCTGACATGATACCCTTGTCCGTGACAATGAGGGCTAGACCTTCGCCAGTCTGGATCGTCGTAAGAACCGTATTGGTATGATGGTATACGCGGAACGAGGAATACGATGCCAATAGAAGAAGGCCAGCTAGTGCTATGGTTACAGGGTCTGCACCCTTAGCGCTGGTCTTCTTAGGTTTCATTTCTTCTTGTTCTTCGCTCTGCTTACCTGCTCCTCACCCTTAGCCTTGATATAGCGTAGAACGTAGTCCATGACCTCTGGGCTGGCGTAACCGATGCAACCAACGGCGGCGTAGCGCAATCCTTCTGAGTGAATATAGTCCTGGGTGGCAAAGCCAGCGATGACCGATGTAACAGCTGCGGCTAACATACGGCGTAGTATCCAGCCAAAAGACACGGGTTCCTGTGACATTAAGATACGCGCTAACATCGAAGCTGCCCCTAGCGGTGCAAACTTTGCAATGTCATCAATCATCTTGCCGTTATCAGACATGGCTTCCTGGGCAATCTTAGCCAGCTCTGGATCTATTGGGGCTGCGCTCATTTGATGTCTGCTCGTCGGTATCCCTGTTTCCATAGGACGTTGCAAATAAGGGATGCCATGTGGTTTACCTCTGTCTCGTTCAAGTCTTTATCCTTTTTTAACAACCAGTCGGAAATATGAAGCGCCTCATGAATCAAGGAATTCATCTTTTCCTTGGCTGGCTGCTGAGGGTGAATAGAGATGACGGCATTGCCATCTTCTAGTTCGGCCAGCCCATAGTACTTCCTGCCTTTGTGGCGGAGCTTGCGCTCTACCACAGTGATACTCTTGGCTTTAAGAGGCTTTGCCATCTTCGCCAGGGTCTGAGGGACAATTGTGAGCAATCTTGTTCCAGTTGAAGGCTAGGATAGACGCGGTAAGGGTAATGATGATACCGCTTACGATCCAGATGAAGGCGGGGGAGTCCATGTACTGAGGAAGGGATACAACGGATGCGCCTATCGCGATACCGATGCCAGCATTCTTTTTGCTAGCTCCGAACATAATCATAGCCACTCCTGCTAGGATTAGAACACCGCCTACACCGATGATGATGGTATTGCGGTGGGTCTTCTCAGCGGCTAGGAGTTCCTGCTGCTTGGCTTCCAACTGGTCTTTGGCTTTCTGCTTCTCGGCCTCGACTTTAGACCAGAGGTCGTCGAGTGCGCGTTGATGCGAGTCCGCAACTGCTTTAGCTTTCTCATATGCTTTCGGGTCGGCTTTGTCCGCACGTGCTTTTGCATAGGCTAGGTCTGTGGCTGTGGGTCGTGGTAGGTAAGATTGGGCAATGTCTAGCTCTGCGGACGTGACATTGGTTAGACCTTGGCGGTTAGCGTCGGCAGCGACTTGTACGGCTGCGGCGGCGCGGGACATCACTAGGTCATTCTTGTCCGCGTACTGATCCACCTGTCCTGCTTTGGTTGTGACCTCGGCAGGAGCTTCTGGACTGCGCCATAGGAAGCAACCTTGTAGGAGCAGAGTGATGGCCAGTAGTATTGTTCTCATTTGATGGGTGGGTATTGTCCAGGGAACCGCTTGTTCCATTCTTGACGGTTCTTGGCCTGTTGTTCCTCAGAGTTCAACTTGAGGTTAACGGTCTGACTGACGCAACCAGAGACAGTCAAGGCAATGGCGATGACTGCTAAGGTTCTCACTTTTTGATAGCGTCTAAAATGTCTTTGGCTTTGGCGAGTTTTCTTGAGTTGGCATTTTTAACGCCAGCGTAGAAGCCGCCAGCGAAGGACAGGGCGATGAGGATGAGTGTAGTGATCATAGGAGTTCGATTTTGATAAGTGGGGAAAGGTTAAGGGGTTCAATGCCATCAGGGACGGTCACTAAGCATTCTGATTCAGATAGGGTCACAGCCCATCCATCAAAGGCAGGGAAGATGGCAGAAACTAAAGCAGGTGGGCAGGTGGATGCGTCCAACTTTCCAATAATGTATGTGATGCGATAGGTTTTCATCAGTATGTTCTAACCTTAAACTGTGTTGCAAACAAACTTAGCGTTGTTCCTGTTAAAATTGCAGAGTTAATAACTTTGATTGAAAATGCGTTTCTGTAATTTGTAGCAACCAAACCTATTGGGCCACCTGTCATTGTTAATGATGTTCCTGCTATGTTGAATGTCACAGTCCCTGCACCGTCAAAATGCATTGTTGCTTTATAAAAAGTCCCTGCTCCTGTCACAGAAACCGCAGATGAAAGTGAAAGTGTTGTTCCATTGTGGACAAATCCATAAGCGTTTGTGCCTACAATTTTGATTCCAAAAGATTTATCATTTGGTGCAACTGTGTTTATAATCGTGCCGCCATCACCAATCACAAACCAACCTTCACTATTTATGTCCGTTCCACCGTTTCTTCCAAACATCAAACTAACATCAAACTTTTTAGAAAAAGTAAAAGACGAGTTCCAAGAAGAACCTATTGTGTGTCCCGAAACTGTCCACCGCATCATTGCATAACCAGCGGCTGAAGTAGGGCCGTTAACTGCTTTTGAAAATGCGGTGGTTGCACTTGCTGCAGAACCTGCTCCGCTAGTTGAAATTCCTAATGAACCGTTTGGGGTCATGTCCCAGCAAGTGTCAAAAAATGCAGTCTCTAAAAGACCTTCTGCGGTAATCGCCTTAGTAGTATTCGTCCCTGCAATCGCTTCAGCCGTAGTAGCCAACTGAACCTTGCCTTCTGTGGATGTCGTAGCAGATGCAAGCGTGGTCTGATAACCATCAATCGAAGCACCAGATGGAATCGTCACCGTTCCTGTAAATGTAGGCGAAGCAATCGTGGCGTAAGGCGACAAGTCTTGAGGGCCAGTATAGGCCGTTCCTTGGAAACTTGAGTCTGGGAATGTGATACCAGCCCAACCAATGTTTAAGTAGTAGTCAGTCCCTCCATCGTTTCCGTGCAGATTGATACCTGTTGATGAGTATGTAGCATCTACTAAAACTCCACCGTCTTGAAGATAAAGATAAGGAGTGTCTGTGCTTATCGCAAGTTGACTTACAATGGGCGCGGCTGAACCAAGTTGAAGAACATAAAAACCACTAGCGTTAATTGATATGCCAAGTTCAGTTCCTTCTACAACGGTTGTTCCAAACTTTACATTGTCCGTAGTGTTCAACGACTGGTCAAACGGATTAGGCTTATACTCTGGGTCAATGCTGACAGTCTGCGTTCCGCTATCGTATTGGATAGGTGCAGTTGCGTATGCTACGCCAGAGTCGCCAGTATCTCCCTTGTCGCCTTTTACGCCTTGGATCCCCTGGATGCCTTGGATACCTTGGATACCTTGGATACCTTGGTCGCCCTTGTCACCCTTGATACCTTGGATGCCTTGCGCGCCTTGAATCCCTTGGATGCCTTGTATTCCTTGATCGCCTTTAGGACCAGGGGTTGTAATTTCAGCAAGAAGGATATTAGACGGTTCAACATTAGATGTAAACGATGCCTGGTCACCTTCGACACTCGCTATGAATGAGCCTTGACCGCTGACCGTAATGGCAAATGGCATGGCTCAAAGAGTGATTTGAGGGACAATATTAAATACGTATGTCTGCGTGTAGACAATGGTTCCATTGATAGCTACCTTGATGTCCCAGTAAGCTGGGCCAACTGCCCATTCTGAGGTAGTATCATTACGCATGATAAAGTTGATGCCATCTTCCGTTGGGTTAGTAACGGTTAGGTCGTGGCGGAAGCGGTCTTGATCCAGGATCGACGATGTTAGTGTGGCGCCGATTAGGTCTTGTAGGCCACCTTCTACTGGTGTCCATACAACTGGGTCAGCTACGAAGCTGCTGCCGCGTTTGAATGTAGTGAAGTCAGCCATTATACGAGTCGGGCGGGAACCCAGTAAGCAGTACCAGTATCGTCAATGACTTTAATTTCATCTGGATAGTGAGTGTAGAAACCAGCGTTTGTGTACCCAGACGCATTGGCTTGTTGCTCACGGACGACACGAGTATTTTGAACTGTTGTATCTGCAAATGTGATACCAGTTGCCGAAGCAATGTTAAGAGTGCCACTAAAAATGTCTATAAAATCAATGCTTGCCGCAGACCAATTTGCAGTTCCGTCATTGATGAACGCAGTCGTTTGTACTGTCGAGTCAGCGTAATGAATACCGCCAGAATCAAGTGTGACAGGACTTGCACCACCAGATGATACTGGAGCCGTGATGCTGACAAACGAAGGACTGTCAGTTGTCTTTAGGCTCTGGTCGAAAGAGGACTGCAAAGCATAGGTGCTTGCCGCAGTCGTGATGGTCAGATAAGTTGAAGCCGCAGTCGTGACCGTCAAGTAGTCAGCAGGAATGAAGGCCGTGTTCTGGACGGTAGCATCTTCAAAGGTTATAGACAGTCCTGTACCAGAACCTAAATCAATTCCACCTGCCGCACCGTTAATAGCAATCTGTCCAATGAACGCAGATGTTGCACCGTATGAACCTGTATCTCCGTCATTTATAATTATTCCAGTAAATGTAGGACTGTCAGTAGTGTTAAGGTCTTGGTCGAAAGGGTTGGAGCCTACTGCCGCATAACGAGTGTCGCCATCCGATACCGTTAGGAAAGGGTTTCCGCTTGCAGGTGATACCGACGCGTTGATGGCAGCCACCGTGTCAGATCCGTCTGTCGTGACACCAAGGTTCTGCCAGAGTATGTCCTGCGTGGCAGTCGATGGCGCGTCTACTAAATCCTTACGGATGAAGCGAGCGTTTGCCACTGACTCCGTTAGCAGCGTGCCGATAGTGATTGGCGATACCGCTCCGCTTGCAATAACACCGTTAGCTACCGTACAAGCAACTTGGCAAAGCGTACGTGTTTGACCAGCTGCCGTGGAAGTGATTTCCAACGAAGCGGTCTTACTAGCTTCGCTTCCTAGGTAAGCAATCAGTTCAGATGTGGCTAGGCTGATTGGTCCAGTTAAGCCAGATGATGCAATCAATCCAGAACCATTGGACGAAACTGCTACGTCTTCAGTAAGAACTAAGTCATACTGGAATGATCCAGTCTGTGACACTGACGATACATTTGTGATGCCAGAAACCAACAAAGCAGTATTAAAATCGTTGGTACTTGCAACAGCTGGAATTGTAGCTGACTTAGCGCCAATGGTAAGAGAGTAGGAACCACTCTTAGGATCTGGCTCAATGGATACGCGGACTACCTTGTTTGAACCATTCCATGCAGATACGGTTGTCGTGCTTACGACAGGGGTTCCGATAGCCGTGAAAGTGTCAGCCAGAGCTAGGGGTGCTTGGCGAAGCTCTACAAAGACGATCTCGCGGGTGGACACGTCACCTGCTTGAAGTACTAGGATAGACTCATATGAGGAGGGGGTTAATGTGTCCGACCCAGCGAGAATAGAAGGTTTTGTGCCTACGGTATTCCAAGTGATGCTATAGCCACCGCCTAGGGCTGATACGGTAACGCCACCATCGGTGCTGACCGCTGATATGGCATTTAGGGCTGTTTGGACCGCAGAGGCCGCCGCGTTGAACGCTAGGTCGGATGTCTCTGTTGAGTCAACAGACAGCCTCCATTGACCAGCCAGGGGGGCTGTAGCCACCGTTCCTACGGCTACTTCAATGGCTGCACCAGCGGGGAAAGGGATCTCGTATGGAACACGCGCAACGCCAACTCCAGCAACAAGATGCAGCTCTAGGTCTACTTCGTTACCAGCATAAAACACCTGGCCTGGGGCCGATGCCGATGCCGATGCACTTGCTAGCAACCTACCAGTCTCCGCGTTAATCCAAAGCTTTAGTGTGTTCGCCATGACGATGTTTGTAGCCAGCAGTCAAGGAATCAGACCCAGAACCTTGGGGTCATGCTGTTTAAGGTCATTGTCATTGATACTGAATGACCTGTGACAATTGGGTATGGGTAAAGATTTTGAGGTACTGTGCCTGTCCAGTTGTCACGAATAGCGCCGCTATTGATTGCTCCATTGATAGTAGTGTTTGTTACAATTGGAGGATCAACCGTGAAATCAGTTTCCGTTACATGAAGCGTGTAAGACACAGTACGGTCAAAGTTATTCATAACGCCTACGGCAAATCCACTATTTCCCTTACTTAAAATAGATTTATAAGGGTCAACTGGGTACGAAACCTTAAACACAATGTTTTCATCTTCAGAATATGATTCAAGTTTTGGGTAATCAATGCTTCCCCATGTACCGCCCCTTGTCCAAAATGGTGCGTCAAAATCATCTTGTGATGAAACATTCCAATCTCCTTCGGTTGCTGGTATACCATATGCTGGAATTGCAACTCCATAATCAGTAGATGCGCCAAGTAAAAAGGGCTCAACTATTGGATCTTGGTAATACACCCAAGATTGCTCTGTGCCAAACTGTTTTCCAAAGTCTTGAAAACTAAAACTTATCCCAAGATTGTATAACAAAGAATTTATAGAATTAACGTTTTGAGTTCCAGTTCCACGAATAGCTGGCTGAAGTTCTTTCACTTCGTATGTATCGTATTGTGGGAAAAGAACCCATGCTCTATCTGACCTTTCATCAGTCAATCCTGGTCCTGGAGTTGCTATAAACATTTTCATTTCCTCGTTTGGAGGAACGCCAGCGGTTGAGTTTTCCGTTGGATGCCAATACATATAATGCAGACCGTTGTAATAACAGTCTTCGCCTTTCGAGTACGACAGGCTTGAGTCCCAAGGCTGTCCGTTTTCGTAGGCCATTATCGGGAACTGAATGACCAGATCGCTGTCTCTGAACCAGGCTTCGCTCGGATCACTACCTGCGACGCGTATACAAGCTGATTTACACCTGTTATGACAGGGCCGTTGGCTGAGTTCTCACCAGTAATTGAAGCAAGCGCAAGATAGCCATAATTGTCTGTATCTACTAATACATCATAATTATCCAATAAAACTATCTCGCAAGTGTGAGGGAAAAACCTAACGCCATCTTTAGTTACTTTAAGTGCAACAATCTTTGTCTTGGAAGAAGTGAAATTAACAAAATGAACATATGGTTTAGGGGTAGCGTCGAGATAGTTGCCGCTAATCTTTGGCATAAAATTATTAACCGAACCTGGTCGTACGTAAACTGCTGTTCCTAAATCAATATTGTCAAGTGTTACCTTAAACGGGTAATCGTATATAATTCCGTTTTCCTCAATGGAGGAGTCCATGAACACCGTACCAAATAGACCTTGAATAGCTTTTGTAGAACTACTGTGTTTAGTTGTACCATATCCAGCCAACTCACCCAAGGCATTAAGTTTTGTAGCGGAGAGAAGTTCTCCCGCGTGAAACATACCAGCCTTTGATCTATTGCCTTCCATTATGCTGATTGATATGGATAGATGTCAGCGTCCCAACCCATTGGGCCAGAGAGAAGAAGGTCTGCTTGAATCTTGTATAATCCACCAAATACTTCCATGTTGATTCCAGTAATTAACCAGCTTGGACCCTTTGTCAGTGCTTCATCGTCTGAAGCAATTATCAATTTTGGCTGTAAAGCTATAGCGCTGTAAGCATCTGGTATTTGGAAAACTCCCCAAGCCTTAGAACGGGTTGCCCAACCTGTGTATTTGCAAGTATCAGTAGCAAGCGCAGTGTTTGATGTATAAGCAGTAAGCTTCATGGTTACGCTTGGTCTGAAGAATGACTTAACGCCAGCCTTGATGTTTACTTTATCTGAAAGCTTCTGCTGTGGCAAGAACCCTACGAACTGATAATTAAATGCTCCAGGAATTGATCCAGGAAGCCATTTGGCCCTGTAAGGATTTGTCTCATTATTCATTGTCAACGGAGGGCCAGTCTCTGTTAACTTACCACCAAGGGGTGTACCCTTTGATGGAGTCATTTGAGGAATAAGTATTTTTGAGAAATTAGGATGCGTTTCGATTGGTTCAGATACAGCCGCAGAAGTAAGCGTTGCTTCGGTAGCAGTTGTTTCACCGTTACCCTCAACACTATCAATAGCAGCAAAATGAACTGTCCAATTAGCAATGTTGCCATCGCGTCCTTTTTCTTCTGCGCGAATAGCTGTCCAAGTTAAATCACCTAGAGCAACTCCTAATGGGCCATCTCCATAGAAATTACTTAATCCGCGCCTAAAGAGAGTTCTTGATTCACCAGCTCCAGAAATATCAGTTGAATAATTTAACGTAAGCTGACATAAGCCATATCCATTGTGACTAAATTGATAGTCAGATTGTAATATGAGTAAAGGTTCTTCGCCAAATTGTTTGTATGTTAGTGGATTTACCATAAAATTTATCGGACAAGGACTGCTGGTTGTGGAGTTGTTTTTCCAGTAGATCCTGGCTTAGTGTTTTCATCTATTTTTTCAGCTGCTTTTCGAGTTCCTTCAGTAGCTTCGGCGATCCTATCAACAGGGCCGCGGTTAAGAGTTGATGCAAAGTCACCACCACCCATTGCCTGTAGCGAATTGGCTATGGCTAGGGAAGGCATTGTTCCGCCTTTTACTTTATTTGCTTCACCTATAATCGGTTTAGACTCCCTGTTGTAAATTTCTTCCAAGGGGTTGAAATATTTTTCACCCATCCATGAACGTTCCTTTTGGTTAGCCATCATCTCTCTGACGCGCTTATCCAGCTCTTGTTTTGTTTCTCCTGGTTGCCTTAAGCCTCCTTTATCAACTGGCTCAAACATTCCTCCAATTGTTTCATTCCATGGTTTATCAATATTTCTATTAAGGTAATCTTGGAATTGTCTGTGGAAATCAGTAGACTTAGCATCTTTTGAACCAGCATAAGATGTTGAAAATATGCCAGTAATTCCCTCCCAAATATCTCCCCAAAACCTATCAGTATCTTTAACTGCCTGTGTCTCAAGTTGGGATTTCTTGAATCCTCCTTTTCCTAAATTTTCAATACCTCCAGAACCTTCCCTAAACAGAGGAATTAACTTAATGTATTCGTCTCCGAATATTTGCTGAACTTGACGTGCGCCCTCTATGTTCTTTGTTAGGTCTCCATATTTATTGGCTAAGAACTGGATTGCGTCTGATGCGTCTACAGCTCCAGATGCAATTTTCTCTTGGTCAATATCCATACCCATGTCTTTTAGCAGTGAAACTTTCCTTAAACCTTCTGGATCTCCAACGACTGAACCAGATAAACTTTGTTGTAAGTTTCCAGCAATAGCGCTAATTTCATCTGGATTTGAACCTACCTTTCTAGCAGCAGTCTGCAAATTGAACATCTTCTGGTTATTAGTTCCATACAGATTGCCAAGAGTTTGAGTACCTCTAATTCGTTCAAGTCCATCACCAGCCGCTTGAATTGCTAATTGAAAAGCTTTAATAGCAATAGCCCACGGGCCTAATGTTTTCAACAAACCAGCGCCAACAACAGAATTGAATTTATCACCCCAATCCTTTGCGTTTGCCTGTTTTTCTGCTTCGCGTTTTCTTTCTTTTTCTCTAGCTTCAACTGCTTTCTTTTCAGCAGCTTGCTGATCCTGCAATGTCCTAGAATTGAATTTAAGCTTTCTTTGATATTCGGCTTGAGCTTCTTTTCTTTCTTTTTCTTTACGAGCTGCTTCTTCTTTAGCCTGTTTTTCTTTTTCTTTTTCAGACTCTGAAGCAGCAGCAGCTTGGGCACCTTGCTCGTCCTCAAGAACCCTAGAATTAAATTTAAGTTTTCTGCGATACTCAGCGTCGGCTTCTTTCCTTTGTCTTTCTTGATTAGCAGCTTCTTCACTTGCGCGCCTTTCTTGTTCTTTTTTTATTTCCTGTTCGGCATTGGCAAGCTTATCGTAATCAGACTTAGTTCCACCTCCAGGTCCACCACCCTCCCATGGCTTCCTAGTAGCCCTACTACGACGCGTATTGCGATCTACAATGTCTGGTATTTCTCCAGCTTTCTTTTCAACATCTGAGATGTCTGCCTTAAATTCAATACTTACGGTCATATTAGTTCATGGCTGGCTTTAAGGCCTTTAAGGGTTTTTGTGGTGGAGGGTTTGTTTTATATTCTTCCTCAAGTCTCTTAAGCTGTTCTTGAGCCATGCGGTCTTCTTCTGAGACTATTTCTGTTTCTGATCCAGATGCTATTCCAAACGCGGCGTGTAGCCAAACAGCTTGGCTTTCTGGCATTGTCCAAGCCTGTTCTAACGGTATGCTATTTTTAACAAGGTTAGTGATAACATTCAAAACCCAAGGAACTCCTTGGTCTTTACCGCCGCTTTTGCTGCTCCAGAAGATTGGCCATTGCGCTTGCTCTTGTATTGTTAATCCAATTTGTTCGCATTGTTCTAACATTAACCCTGGATCTTCTGTCATATCTTTAACCCACTTAATGTCTTCATCCGTTACCTTTGAAAGAAGCATATCTTCCATGGTTGTGAATGAAAGAATCTTAGCAGCCATTAAAACTTCAGTTTCAGTTGGAACCCTTACGCCTGTTAAGAAGGGTGAGTCTACTTGATGGAATACAATACGATGCCTTAGACATATAGGCTTTGTCGTATAACCGCAAATAACCCGCTGCGTAGGCAGAAGGGTAAATGCGTTAAGGAAACGGCCGTCCATAAGGCCGCTATCGCTATTAGGCGATCTCCTGGTACTTGACTCCCTTGATGGAAACTTTGCGGTAGTCGTTATTTGTTCCGCGGTCAGTTACACCCTTAATGATAAAGGTAGTGCCGCCGTATTCAAATTGTCCACCGAGCAAGTCTTCTGAGCCTTCAGTTTTCATCACACCATCAATCGAAACTTCAATGCGCTCGTCGTCAAGACGGTCAGTGATGACGCGACCTTCTTCGTCTTTAATTTCAACGTCCAAAGCGTACTTGAGATCAAAGTCATCAGATTGAACGGTCAATGTCGCAGCTGCAACGCCGCCGCGGATTCCGTAGATGTGAAGTACTCCAAATTCTTTTTCAGTTCCAGAAGGCATAGTGGGAAGGTATGTTTGTAGCCTTGAGTCAAACTTGAGGTGCTAACACGCCTTGGAGGGTAAAGCTTACGGCATTACCATAGCGGCGCTGGCTCATTCCTTCGGCATCTGATTCAAGCCACATATTATATATTTCCCCTTGATCAGTACCCCAGGCCGTTTTTACGTCTTCAAAGTTTGTAAGCAGCCCAATGATGTTGGATACCCTGTCTCTATGAGTTTGAAGTGTATCATCATCGGCAGAGCTATAGATATACACCTTAACCCCAACGCGGTAATTACCAAGGTTTCCCGAACCAAAAGAATTGGGCTTTGATGAACTGTCTGCGTGTATGATAACAAGCGGTAAGACACGGACTTCATCCGTGATACCCTTGTGAATAGTAAGACCAGTTGTGTTGGCCTGTACGTAGGCCACTAACTTGTCTTCGGTTATTGCTCGGATTGAATTACTCATTAGAAAGGATTTTCGGTTGATACGTCAAAGTTGCCAGAAGCTTCTAGCTTGGCAATGGCAGCTTCAATCTTTTCAGACTTACTGTTGCCAAGTCTTTTGGCTAACTCATTTCTGATTGAGTAAGCTCTGTGTGATAGACCAGCTTTCCACATTGTAACACCAGGATCATCTGTCATTAAATCTTGTTGCAAAGAATTGCCTACGGTTATCGAAAGAACTGGTCTTGATGATAGTTGGTTTTCCATAATACCAGTACCCCATTGATTACCTATGATCCAGGAAGGTGCGCTCAATGGAGCGTCGCCAATGGCCATCCCTGCGCTGTACCATCCAGCTTTAAGGGCGCCTACGCGCTTAGATACTTTCTTTTTATATGCAGCCATTTTTTTGTCACGACCAGCAACAAGAAAAACGGTAGAACTACTACGAATGTGCTTTTTATAATTTGGACTTCTTGATCCACCACGCGCACTTATGTGAGCTGCTTCAATAGAAGAACCACCATAAATAGCATCATACATGGGGGTTTGGTCTTCAGTGAAAAAGCTTTCGTCTGCTATATAAGTTGATTTGAATTTTTGCCATTCGCCAATACCTCCTAGACCATCTTTGAATCCATGAGGAACTGGAAATCCTCTTTCGCGCCTGTCTTGCAACCAAGCAACAAATATTCCGTAATTATCAGTTCTGGCAATATCGCCATAAGAAGAAACAGAAAGTGGGGCAAAAAGATAGTCAAGGTCAGCCTCCATTGAATTGATACCCCTTTGATGGGCTGCTCCATTTCTTCCAGCCCTAGTACCCGATTCTGGTGGATCTGGTGAATATGGCATTGTGTAGTCCAGCATATCTTGACACAGCAACCTAGCCTGGCGTTTGAAAACTTTTTCTACGTTTGCTCCAAGTGCATTAACATAAAGCATCATGGTCTTGTTAAGACCATCACCATCTACAACAACGTGTACACTAGCAGTATTCTCAATGTTGTAGTTAGGATTCTTCATTGTACCTTGGTTTGCACCTTAGCCACGATCCAGGCGGAAGGCGGACGGTTTGCAATGGCCACAATGCGGAACTCCTCGTCAGCGTAGGCTACGATATTACCGTATGCAAATAGCCCTGGATTGGCGTTATGGGACGCGCGGGTAATCTTTACCTCAAAGGTGGTCTGATTAAGGAAACCACCAGTCTCAAGGTCCTGCATAATCATGGGCTGCGTCACTAGGGCTTTTAAGGCCACTGGCGTGCCTCCAGGGACGTTTTTAACAGTGATGTCTTTGCCTACCTCGGCTAAGATTTCTAATGCGTCTATTGCAGCTTCTTCAAAGAGTCCCATTGTTGTAGCCAGCAGTCAAAAAGAGAGAGGCCCCCCGATTGGGAGGCCCCTCTTGCATTGGCGCGTGTAGGAGAACTTCTCCTACGAAAGCCTTAGGCTATTAGGCCGTTAGGTTGATGCGCTGGAGAGCGTCGGGGTTGCCCTTGGACGAACCAATGAGCCACGAAGCCGAGAGCTTATGGAGACCAGCGGACCAATCGTACCAATAGCGGAGAGCGTACGAGAACTGGCTGTCTGGGTCAGTCACGATAGTCTGTTCGCCACCGCCCGTTGTAGGAGCAGCAGGGACGCGAGTTACGCAAACTAAACCTTCTTTGCACGAAACGACACCAGCGAGGGTAGCATCAATGCCAGCAGCTTCATCGAAACCATTGTACTCGTAGAATTCGATGCCGTGAATCATTCCGAGGCGGTTGCCGCGAATGACTTCCGAAGTACCGATGCTGAACGCTTGAGCGACTGCAGGGTCCTTGGTGAGCTGGTTGTAGATGTCTGGGCTAACGAGAGCAGCGCGGCCTTCTTGAGGAAGGTTAGCCTTTGTGAGGCTCTTAGCGATGTTAGCAACCGAAAGACGGTCAAAATCTTCTAAAGCACCATTGTAACCCGATGCGAAGTCCCCGTCAACTTTGGAGAGAACTTGGTCGAACACGGACTTCACAACAGCGTTAGCCATAGGAGCCATGAACAGACGACGAAGGCGGTCAAGGCTGAGTGTAGCAACTTCGAAGTCCGTGAAAGCAACAGTGACATGCTTTTGGTCAACGAGAGTTACAGGAACGTCAGTTGATTCAGCGTCCGATTCAACGAAGCCAGTAGCGCGGCTGTAGTTGGAAGCGGTGAACTTACCAGCGTAGCGAGTATGGACAGTGGTACCACGTTCTGCAACGTAGGAACCGAAGTCCGTCACCGCAATCTTGGTGAGGGGCTGGAGTTGTGGGACTAGCGTACGAAGGGATTCTTCGGCAACCAGTTGGAGGGTAAGGCCTCCGATTGAGTTAGTTGACATAGTTATGTATTATCTTGGGGGAAAGAATCTCAGAGACCAGCGGCCTTGAGGATAGCCGAGCGGTTCTTATCATAGAACGCTGTTGCGGCTTTAGGGTCGACTTGCTTCAGCTTAACCCATTCTTCTGTCAGTTCGTCGCCAGACTTGTCGGCGGCTGCAACTACAGGTGACAGTTCAACAGGGTCAACACCAACGCTAGCTGCGATTGCGGCGGCTTTCTTGCCAGCCGATTCAATCTTGGCTTCGGCGCTTGCTTTAGCAGCAATAGCGCTTTCGACAATCTTTTTAGCGTCTGCTAATTCGGTTTCCAAAGTAACAACTTTAGCTTCAAGAGCTGTGGAGTTGGCTTTGAGCAATTCAGTTGCTGCAAGAGCTTCTGTTAATGCTGTTTCCTTGGCTGCGAGAGCCACTGCGTGTGCTTCAGCTTCAGCGGATTTGCCTGTGAAAGCTTCCTTGAGTGAATTGAGGGTTTCTTCGAGCGTCATGGTATGGTTGTAGCCTTGAGTCAAAATTGAACGCTCTTGTTTAATGCTTCTTCGATTGAATTGGCCATGCCAGTGATAATGCCTTTGCCTGCGGCTTTCTTACCAGAGAACGATTGGCCTTCCATGTCTTCGTCTTTAACGTTTGAGCGAACCGACTTAACGGCCGCACGGAAATCAGCATGAATCTCGTCAACATCGTCCTGGATGTATTGGCGTTGCTCCGCTGACAAAGTGGTACCCATCACGCCGCTAGCCTTAAATTTACCTGCTTTAATTACTTCCATTTTGATACCTTCATTTTCAAATGCCTGGCTCATATCTGGGAAGGCCACGTATACTCCGATAGAACCGTGTGTCGACGATGGCGTTCCAAACGACTCATTACCTTGCGAACCGATCCACTCGGCAGCTGAACACTTTTCACCTTCGCACCATGTCAGTGTCGGCTTAACCTTGCCGATTGCTCGGTATAACGCGGCAGCTTCTGGCACCCCAGTAACTGTGCCGCCTGGCGAATCGACGTCCATGATGACCATCTTAATCGACTTGTCTTCTGCACACTGGCCCAACCATGTTTTGATGTCATCAACATCTACTGCTCCACAAAACTTTTCCAACTTAGACAGATTTGAACCAATTACCCCTTTTACTGGAACGTAGGCAATACCGTCTTCGACTTCCATCTTGGCAGGTGTTCCGAACACCATAGAAAGCATCTCCTCCATCTCGGATGATTTGATTTCGTCAAGTCTGTTAAACTTGCTTAGGCGTGATAGGTAAGCTTCTGCCTTATGCTGCTCGATAAGCATTGGCTTGAACGAGCGCAGGGCTAATGAAAGGTTGTACATGGTATAAAAATAAATTATTCGGGAATTGTATCCCCTGGGCTTTGGTTCATGTCGCCGAGAGGGTAATCGTCGTCTAAGTCGTCCTCCGCGTCTTCATTCTCATCGGGCGGTTTGACGGCCATTGACGAATTCATCATGACATCAGAGATAGCTGTGTTATCTGGACGGTATACCATCCAAAGCGGCACGCCTTCCGCGGCGCACTTGTCGATAATCATCTTCGACTCCATAACGCGGCGGTCAATCTTTGTCGTTAAGTGTTCGCCGTTCTCTTGAGCGTCTTCGCCGAGGGTCTTGATGCCCATAGCAATGTCGGCACGGTTTTGAGCCATGTCGCGCGAAGCGTCCACGGTCAAACGCTTAGGAGTTGTCCACATTACTTTTGTCCAGTTGTCACAAGCAGGTAATTCGCCATTTTTGATGGCGTTACCTATGACGTATCCCCATAGGGGAGTCAGAAAACGATTAATCAGCACCGTCTGTAATTGTTTGAACTGACGGTCTGCCTTAGCGACCACCAGACGCATTGATGCGCCACCAGCCTTGGATGGGTCGTGTACAAACTCGTACGGCAATGTACCAGCAAGCGAGTCACGGACTAAGTGCTCCATAAACCCAGTGAATGTTGGGTTAGGACGGTTTGATTCAAACGACTCTAAGCGCTCTCCAGGTGAGAGGGCCAAGATCTTGCCGCCGATAAAGGTTGAAGCTTCGTTGGGGTTAGTAAGCGCGTCGCCGTTGTAGCTTTGTGGACGCATACCGAATGCTTCAAAGTCTGATTGTGCATTGTCAAACTGTGCGGTTTCTCGTGTCAACGTACGAACAACGTCAGAACTCATTTTAACAGCGAATTTTTCCAAGGATATGATCTCTAGCATGTCTACCACGTTATTTATGCTATGTTGAAGCGGACTGTATGCGCGGGCGCCAGACGAAACCTCTGGAGTATAAACGTGCATCACTGCACCTGCTGGAACCTTGCGTGTAGAACCATCCGTACGCGTTACCTTGTAAAATTCTGGACGGCCGTACTTCCCGAACATGATACCGTCAACTTCGTTAGGCTCTGGTGCTGAAGACTGTGCTGAACATACCCTATGTGATTCAATAAGCTGGACGCGGCAGCGGCCTTGTTCGTCTTTTACCTTCATTGGGAAGCACTCGCCGTCTCGCATAACCAGGCGAGCTGCAATCTGCTGAAGTTCGTATAGGTTGAAACGGTTTGTTATGTCGCATGGCATATTAGCCCAATCAGCAAAGTACTTTTCATACTTTTCGTCAAAGGTTGGGTTACCTGTGCGTACTTGAGCCGAGATACCGTCACCGACTGTGTAAAGAACGTAATCTGAGAGAACCTGGCGGATAATGCCAGCGTTCAACTCCATCCAGCGCATCTTGCGCGTTGTCTCAAGACGGTCAAAGACCGTCATCGTCTTCTTGAAGTCAGTCGGCCATGAAGACCAGATCCAGGATCTCTTGTTAGAGAACTTGGCTGACTCGAAATTCGAGAAGATGCCAGGGCCTCCTGTAGCCCGTGCCTTTAAGTCGGGAGTTACTGCTTTAGGCAGCTTTGCCTTGGGCAATTGTGGTAGTTTTGTTTTTGCGCGCGCCATAAATGCTTACAGACCTCGGAAGTTGTTGAGAAGATTCCCAACACGAACACGGTCAATACCACCATAAATTTCTGGTGCTTTAATCTGCAAAGCGTAACGGCACTCTAAAAGGATGGTAGGAGGGTCAATCGGCCAATCCTTGCGGACATCGGTTCCAGAGTCTTTATATTCCATAATTGTCTTACCTTCAGTGACAATTGAAATTGCCTTGTCTTTGATTGTCTCGATTTGAGCAATCGTGAGAGTCATGAAAATACCCTTCGGTGACGTTGAGCCACGATAATGTACGAAAGCCATGATAGTAGCCTCCAGTCAAATACTTAAGGCAACTAGGCCGCCCAAACAGTGATAGTAGTGCCACCCAACTCATCACAAAAAACGGCCTAGTTGCTAAAGTTATGATGCAGTTTCCTCCTTAGGCTTGTCAACAGTTTTTTCGTCTACGGCTGCATTTTTATTTTTACCTCGTCCAACCAGTTTGGCCATCAGTGCTGGAAGGATACCCATTACTTCGCAGTCCCACAAGTGATTGGCTCGTTCGCCTACCTGGATCCATATCGGACGGCCCGTTTCAGTGCGCGTACGGTGTTCTGACTGCATTTGCTTACGATACTCGTCTCCAGCATCTTCTGGGTAAGTATGGTCACCTTTACGGCGCAACCTAGTCAAAGTGTCTTTTAACACCAAGTTGGAGAATAAATAAAGTCTGCAAGCTTGTTTGCCAACCTGGATTATTTTGGCTGGCGCGTATGGTCGGTAAGCAATCTTGGTGCCGATAGGTGTTTGGATGCGCCATGGGAACTCTGCATTTCCAGAACCCTTAGTGGCGTTCCAACCAAACATAGCACAGTGACGGTAAACATCATCAACGTTAGGTCCGTCACCAGAGTCCACGAATACAAACATATCTGAAACCTTAAGACGCTTCTGTTCGTCGCGTACTTGTTCCCAAGTGTCCAGGTACTGCCATCGGATCAACCGAGATTTACCATCTATGCTCCACGAACGAACAACATAGAAAAAACCTTTACGCTGCACGTCAACGGACATAAACCGTGTAGGCAAGAATGTATGCTTGGCTTTCGTAGCTTCGTCAAACGGCGGGGCAGTGGCTCTGCCATCTACGTTGGCACCTTCTTCCTGCCATTCCTGTTCCATCATGTAACCGCTAGGCAAGATTTCTCCGCCTTCGTCATCTGGTTCATCACTCCAAGCAATTGCCAATCTCTTTTGCTTAAATTCCCTTCGCTTGGTCTCATCCCCTGTTTCTTCGAAAGCTTGAGCTGCCTCAATGCACTCTACGGCAAGGTCACCCCACGACAAGCCCCAAAGCATTGTAAGGGCATTGAAGTGAAACCCTACGCGGCCTTTAGGCGCATTAGGATTAAGCGGAACGTACTCCGCGTCTTTAATCATTTCAGCACGTACGCTATTACGGTCTAAAAAACGATGGTCACATTTCTTACAAGCATAGGTGGTGTTCTCACGCACCATGTCATAGTTCCATTGTCCTTCCTTCTTAGCGCCTTCTGGATACTTTATTTGCGACCATTCGAACGGTTGTCTTTCTGCGCAGTGTGGACACTTAAACATCCACTCTCGTCTGTCAGTGGCATTAAATAAAGCTGTGAAATCGTCCCCTTCGTATCCACCTTGAGACACAAACAATGATTTCCCTTGCCAAGTAAATGCTGTACGTCGTGCCAGAGCTTCGGCGATATGTCCTTTAGGCCAGAGCCAGCACTCGTCGCCTCCAAGGTACCTAATGGAACGACCTTGTAAGTTTTTGACGTTGTGGGCGCCGAGGACCCAGGTGATGCTTCGTTCGAAGTGGGTTGCTGACCATTTGCTTTTGTCTTGGTTGTTGATCTTCCCGTAGGTTGATGGGGTACTCTCCCAAATAGGTCGCAGACGAGTCTGTTGCCAATCTTGCGCGTTCGGGTCATTATCTCGCAGAAGTAATGTCGGTCCTGGGGCGCGGGCTGGAATGAAAGTAGACCATAGTTCAAGCAATGATGTTTTCCCACTTTGAACATTTGCGGGGACAACGATTGTTTCGGTTTCTGGATTCTGAAGTTCCCTAAGAATTGGCGCGAGGTAAGGCGTTGACTCAATTCTGAAGGGTCCAGGGTTGGGAGAGTACGGTATATTTTTAACATTGCGTTCAAGCCAAGTAACCATGTCCCCATCTGGATCTGGTGCAAGCACAGACCTTAGGACATCTTCAAAATCTTTCTCAACGCTCATCAGTGTTGGTTAAGCCGTCCTTGGCGTCTTCTGTCATGGATGACAGTCGGCCTAGTAGGGCATTCACTTCGTCCTCGATGGCTTTCATTGCTGTGCCAGGGTGATCTGGATTAGCTTTGGTAGCCATACGCTGACCCATCTGCGTTAGTTCGTTTCTTACGGTTACTAAAATCTTACTAAAAATAGAAATAGCTGTCTGTGTCTCAATGTACTTCTTTGCGGCGATATCCCTAGATTGCTTTTCTCGTTCAAGGGCAACCAGTGTTTTAACAAGCTTGTCGTACGTAGCGTATGACTTGGCCTGTTGGTTTGAGCGCTCTGCCAAGTCGTCTTCGTACTGCCTGTAAGCCAGTGCTTTTAACTGCCTGTGTTTATTTACAATTTCCGCAAAGGTAGAGTCATCGACTGTTTCGGTTTCCACGACTGAGCTTTCAAAGGCATCCGCGCCTCTTGCAGCCCGCCTTGAATTGTACCA